TGATAATTCTTCATCACTATTAGGAAGTTTTTCAGGGTCCATAATAAAAGGGTCAACACCTGAAAGCTCTTTTATTTGAGATAAGATTTGTTTACCTGCTACTTGAGACTCCATCATTTCTTGATACTTGCTTCTCTTAGCTTGAGACATTGCATCTTGTGCGTATGCCTTAACTTTAAACAATCTATCTGACATACCGTTTACAACAATATCAACAAATTTAGGAATGATTGGAACAGGAGTCCAATCTAAATTTAGATAGGATAAATCTCCATCAATAGCTAATTCATTTTTGTATTTAGCAACAGGCTGTTCTCCTCTCGCATAGAGCCTTAACCTGTTAAACTCCCTCCATTGGCTATAATATCTACAATTATTTCCGTCTTTTCTGAACCATTCGTACTGAATAGCTTGACCAACTTGTAAACCAAATTGAGGAGACGCTTTTTCCGCATCAGTAGCTAACTGACTTGGAAATACTGACGATGTAATATCTATTGTTATATTTTTCATTTAATTAATTGACTTGTTGAACCATCATTAGAATACCTTGCGAAGTTAATAATAATTTTTGAATCTTTTTTCTCCGGCATATATAAATGCTTTTGGTTAGCCATAATAGCTAATCCTGAACTAATAGAAGCATCAAATTTTGTTCTATCGTTTATATCAAACTTAGCCCAATCCTCTAATGTTCTCGTAAAAGGCATATTGCCTATTTGGTCAGGGTCTCTATAATTACCTGCCATATCAAAACCTATATGCTTCTCTATGTAAGATTCAATCGCAGAAGCGTGAGACTGTTTAACATCTTCAGATGAGTTAGGTATTCCTCCAAGTTCTCGTTCTGTTTTTGTTAACTTATTATATTGTTTGTCAGGTCTGTTTAGACAGTATTGTCTGTAACCTCTATTTTTAAAATGGTATAGTAATCGAGGTTTGTTGTTCTCAATTAAAATAGGCATACCATAGAATACACAAGCCATAAGAACTTCTTCGAAAAATATCTCAGCTGTCTGAGGTCTTGCTATGTATTCTAAGAAAAACTCATTGGAAGGTGCATCATCCATATTAAACTTAGTAAGTCCGTGAAGAGAACCATTAGACCCTCTACCACCAACTACTGCTGATATATCATAAGAGTCACACCCAAATGACCCTATGTGTTCATTTCCCGGATGTTTAACCCCATTTCGTGTATGTACATTATTCTGCAAGTGTTTTGCAGGAGTCCAACTAACTAAAAACCTTCCCTTGTTATCGGGAGTAAAAATAACTTTAGTATCTTTAATCCCATCTTGCCAATGAAAAGAACCTCTTGTAATATAATGCTCTTTTATAAGAGAGTCATTGTAATCTATTTGTTGGTATATTTTTGTAAGGTTAAACAAAGACTGCTTACTTTCATCTCTAAATGCGTGAGACTCTGTTCTTGGGAACTGACGATAGAACTCATTTAACGCATCAGCATCATTCTTCAAAGAGTCAACCTCTGCTTCCCAATAATCGACAGCACCATTCTTAATCATACCTCCGTCTACACCTTTTATAGGCTCAACAGGCTTATAGAAAATAGGCATACCATATTTATCTATGAATCCCTCCATATTCCATTCCATAGGAATAAATAAAGAGTACAATCCTGATTTAGTTTGGCCGTTGGCATTTCTAACTAATACATTAGAATCCTCATACATATCTTTATAGTTCTGACCTCCTTTTGATAAAGCATTTGATGTTGAACCCATCATACACTTACCAATAATTTTAGAACCTAATCGAAGACAAGTTTTAGTTACTCGCCAATTCTCTTTGATATTATTTGGCTTAGTCCATTTGCCACTATTTAAACTTAAAGTAAAGTCAGATAGTATTAACTTCCTTTCATTATCATTGTTTCCATTTACTTGTATACCTACATAATCTCCTTTTCCAATATATTCAATACTAACTTTATTTCTTCTTCCTCTTGTTTTTGGAACATACCCATCAAATGATTTCTTCTTCGTAATAATAGGTATCATTGAAAGGTTTCCTGAAATTGAAACTTTATATGTATCAGTATTATAGTTACTTTTACGATGCTTCACATTAGAGCAAGATAATCCACAAGATAAAGCAATAAACCTAATAGATTCAATTATATGTTTTTTACTCATTCCAAACTCTATGATGTTTTTCTTTTTATTAGAGTAACCATCGGAATCTATAAGTCCGGCTAATAATTGTAATCTTGTTTCTATAGAAGATTTCATATATTGCTCAGGAACGTGTTTGTTATTATAAACACCTATATCTCTTAGAGATTGGTTTATTCCTTTAAAAGCAAATTCAACAATTTTAGGACAGTCTGATTTTTTAAGCTCAAAAGGTATATTTTTCATTTGAGCAATCATACCTAAATAATGCAATAACTCAGGCTCTTCTTCCTTATTAACAAGTATAGTGAAAGCTTTTTTTCTACCATCGCCAAGCCATAGTCCAAGTAAGTATGGGGGTATACCTTGAAATACATCTTCAGATTCTATCCCTTTAGACACGACTCTTGTTATATGTTGTTTCCTATATTTAGAGCTATTAAAATACTCTTTAGCCGTCAATACTATCTCTCCTTTATTATACTCATTTAAAACCAATCTATGATTTTCTGTAACCACATAATCTTCTCCGTATGGTTGTTTTATTAAATAAGTATCAGTATTTCCTTCTGTTTTAGCTACTACTGTTTTTTTGATGCCTCCTTCTATAAATACCTCGTCTCCTTGTTTTATGTCTTTTATTTTTTTAAAAGTCCAATCCGACATTAATATTAATGTTTCGGGAGCATAACACTCATCGTGAGCTAAGAATAAAAGTTTTTCCCCATCATAAGAGTTATCTTCTGTATTCTTCCAATCTATTGATGTATCTAATCCTTCAATTATTTCAACATCAGATTCATACATATTCTTCTTTGTAATCTTAGACGCAGGAACCCTAAACGCTAATTCAGTTTTAGGTTTATCCATACCATCCATAATTGGTTTAAAGAAGAAAGGAAGTCTACTATTTATAGGCACGACCTTATCTGTAAACATCTTTTTAGCATCGGCTCCTGTCTTAGACAAGATACCAATCCTTGAATCTTTTGCAAGGGTTCCTATATTTACAGCTTCAGATGAAGACATAAACGAGAATCCTGAACGTCTAATCTTAAGGTATATCATACCAAAGCTACGCTCATCTGCTTTACAAGCTTCCCAAAACAACCAATAGATTCTATTGGCTTCACGGAAGTCAGGATAACCAACGTCAATACTTGACCATTGCAGGTACATATAATGAGAGCCTGTTATATAGGTTTTAACTCCGTTATTCATAAACCAAAATCCTTGGTCTCTATAATCAAACTCTTGCTCAATATAATCAACCCATCTGTTTTTAAATTCAGAAGGCATTTCATTCCATTGAAATATAGATTGTATTTTCTCTAAAGATTTAGGTATAGGTTGTCTTTCCCAATATTGCTCAGCTTTACTTGAGCTTGTTTGAAAGCATTTTTCAGGAGCAGGCGGTATAGCGATATGAAGACCTGATACATTAATAATGTCTCCAATTTGTCCTGTCTTTGATATTACTACAACATCGTATTGGTCATTATAACCATACGCCCAAGACCTATTTCTATTTTTATTAGAAATAACTCCTTTAGCAATATAGTCATTGACTACAGTGTATAATTTATCTTGACCTTCTTTCTGCAAAACCTTGTCTTGTATCAGTTCGACTTCCACCTTTTTCAGATAACTCGATGCTTTCCTTTTCAGCTTCAATTCTATTTAGAATTTCAAACGCATCGAATATCGCTAATTTTTTTGTTGCTGCTGCATTCTTTAGTTTGTCGGCAGCTAAATCATCTCCTTCGCTATTTGGGTCCAATATAGAATCCTCAGCGACTTTGATTAGTTCTTCTACAGCTTTATGTCCTGCTGCTATAATTTTTAGTTTTATTTCTTTTGTACTCATACTCTATCTGTAAAACATTACATAAACCATTCTACCTTCTTTCCATCCTGTATTCGGATATTTACTATGAAAATAAACTGAAGGATACATAACTGCTCTATTAGGTCTATAACCTACTACAGAATGTAATTCCCAATTATCTAAATTGTTTGCTTCCTCTAAAAGAAATCTATTTGCTTCTTCATCAGAAGTGTCTTCAGGCATTTTGTAACCTACATCTTTATGCTTCCAAAAAGCGGTCCCGTGAAGACCTTCTTTGGTTGATGGAGATATATATAGCACAAGTGCCCTTTCAGGTCTAATATCGCCTACTTTTGAGTCTGCGTGTATTCTCCAATCAGTATCTAATTCTTCTGTAGCAACTCTAAAGAATCCTAATAAGCATTCTCTTTTTACTCCATCTATCTTACTTAACTTGTCAAGAATTAAATTATCAAACTCTTCATTGGTATATTGCACCCAAAAAGGTTTATCTCCTACTTCTACTTTTATAAATTCATTATCAGATAAATGCTGATAAACTGATTCATAAATGTTTTCTTCTAAAAAATCATCTACAACATTTATCATAGCTTCATAGTTATTTGATGGTCATACATTCTATACATCTTCTCTCCTTCAATAGTAAACTCATATTCACTATCCGGCTTGAAGCATATAGTATCTCCCGAATCAATACCTTGACTTAATAAGTAATCATTTGGATAAATCATTACTCCCATTAATGGTTCTTCTTTGAAAGGCTTTTTGATGTAGGATTCAATTGCAGGAATTGGTTTTACAAAACAATACTTATCGTATGCAAACCATTTGTCTTTCTTCTTATACATAAAGAATTGGTCGGTTTCAATAAAGAATAGGTCGTCCTTAAAAAAACTCTTACCACTTTTTTGACGACCTCTCATATCATTATAATACTTAAAAGCATTATGATGTACGAGAAGTGTATCTCCTATTTCTATAGGACCGGTATAACCTAATGGTACTTCTACAACCTCAGCATATCTATTTGAGAATTTATGGTCTTCTTCTGAAGAACTAATTATAAATTCAATTCCCGCTATGTCTTTTGTGTTGTCGTATCTTTTTCCATTTTTAGGCTTAGCTATAAAATAAAAAGGTGATTTCATTAAAAATCTATATTAAATTCGATTGAAATTGGAACCGTAAAGGTAAACTCTTTCCACAAAACTACCTCATTTTTTTGATTAATAATGTAAATTTTTACAGATTGTTTTTTCGTATCGTATTTAATTAGATGAATTTCATTAGAATCTCCTAATATTTTTTGACCAACTATGTAGTGCATAGCACCACTTTTATAGTCAGGTCCGATTGATATTTTTCTAATATCCATTTGATTTGATTTTATTTTTTATTACAATACCTCTACTGCATATCCAAGTTCTTCGTAATTTGCTTTAGCATAAAACTCTGCACTTGATAAATCCTGCATTTGTCCTTCTACTAATTCAACAACTATATTTGATTGCGGAACGTCTGTAGATAATGTGCTCCCACCTGCTTCGTATGTTGCTAATGAATCGTATGTAGCCGATGCAATTTCTAAGGTCACACCATTTGCTCTTGCTGAATATTCAAGTCTTGCATAAACACTTGGCAACTCAATTTCTGTTCCCTTAATTAAAATCTTTTTGTCTGCCGTAGCACTTACTAATAATCCCATTTTTATTTATTTATATTGATGTTATTGTTTCCCACGCTGAGGCACCTCGAACGCATAATTTATTTAAAGTTGTATCGAAAACAACTAATCCCGTTGCGGGAGTTGCTATTGCATTTTTTTGCGTTGTTGTCATTCTAGGGAATAAAACCCCTTGAGTTGTACTTTCAATTGTTAACTTTGAACTTGCAACGTCTGTCGTCGTGTTTATTAATATATTATTCGTTGTAGCATTTATTGTAAATGCTTCAACTGAGCTTTCATTGAAAATTGAATAATCATTTCTCGTAGCTCTTGTACCAATAGACCAATTATATGTCCCACTTGTTTTGAAAAAAAGTCTTGAGGAATTAGATAAAGCATTTCTTCTAATTGCAAATCCTGTATTAGCTGTTGAATTTACTTCTAATGTTTCCGATGGAATTGCTGTTCCAATACCTACGTTGCCCCCGTCTTTCATTAGTAATAAATTACTAAATCCGCTTGCTACATTAGAAATTCTAAAAGCCGGGTAATAAGTTCCTCCGTTCCAATATGATATATCGGTACTTTCACCCGCTAATCCACTACTGCTAATTAATGAAAAGTTTCCGTATGTTCCTAAAGATGTTCCCGCTAAAACTCCAACTACCGCTGTTTGCGCTGTATTTATATCAATTCTATTTGTTGACCTAAAAATAGCATTTCCAATTACCTCTAATTTTTGATTAGGAGTTGCCGTTCCAATACCTACATTTCCCAATCCATTAGTAACTAACAAATCAGCACTATCTGCACTATTCCTAACTCTTAAGGCTATATCAGTCGATAACGCTCCGGGTGCAGCAATATGTAATTTTGCGGTTGGAGCGGTCGTTCCAATTCCCACGTTTCCTGTTTCAAATGTCCAGTTAGAGAGCGTACTTCCAGTACTATAGGAACTAGAGAAATTTACTCGTTGTGATCCAGAAGCAGTTATATAACTAATTAAGGCTCTTGGATTCTGCGTTCCATCAGCTACAACAAAAGCCATAGTCTGTGTACCGAAAGAAGTCGCAGCTAAATTTAATTTACCATAGGAAGATGAACTACCAATACTTAGATTTCCTGTTATAATTGAATTACCTGAAACTTGAAGCTTTTCAGTAGGACTACTTGTTCCAATACCTACGTTCCCTGCTGAGGTAATACGCATTCTTTCAGTAGCATTTGTCCATAAAGAAATAGGATTTGCACCGTCTTGATAGATTGATAAACCACCTGTAAATCCGGTAGCGGAATGTAACATTGAAGTATTTGGCCATACTCCGTGTGCGGCTGAATGCGCTCTTACACCTACTGTACCAACTCCAGAAGCAGCTACAACATATCCAAAAGCTACAGTGCCTGTGTTTAGGTTTCTTGCCCAAATACCGTCAGACCCGTTAACACTTGTTTCAACTTGAAGCTTTATAGAAGGAGCAGTTGTTCCAATACCTACGTTTCCGCTTGTGCTACCTAATATTACATTTCCAACCGTTGTCTCAATCGCTCTAAAATCAGCAGCAGCAGTAAGAGTTGGGTTAATAAATAATCCTCTTGTTATACCATTAGCACCACCTGTTTGGTTTATTGTTGGATTTAGCGATAATTGAGTCCAAGTTCCCGTTCCGCTTGTAGGTGCATAGCCAATAGGCAAAGACATAAACACATTAGTTCCACTTGTATTTGCATTTGGCAGATCAGAATTTGTTCTAAACTTAAAAACAGTGGCATTCGAAAAAGTATTTTTAAAATTAAAACTACCATCTGCTGAACTTCTAAATATTTGATTATTATTTCCACCAAAACTTATAATATTATCAATAGCCGAAGAACCTATTGTTATATTTCCAGTTCCATCAATAGCCATTAAATTTATTGTATCCGCGCTATTACGAACCCTAAAAGCTATGTCTGTAGATAACGCTCCGGGTGCAGCAATATGTAATTTTGCAGTTGGAGTTGTTGTTCCAATACCTACGTTACCTGATGAATTAATTATATGTAATCTTGAAGCACCGCTACCATTTACAATTCCAAGGGAATCAATATCAACCCCATCCTGTCCTGCTCCAATTATCCATTTTAATACTCCTGAATTACTAAAAGCTAAAGCACCTCCAAATATACCTGATGTATCGTTAATTGTTAATCTAGGAGTTGCACTTGTTAGCTCTAATAAAGACGAAGGACTAGCAGTTCCAATACCTAATCTATTATTAGTATCATCCCAAAAGAAATTAGCATTATCTTGAGCAAGTGTTGTTCCGTTTGAAAATAAAACTGAGCCACTTGTTAAACTTGGTAAATTAAATTTTCCGTTAAACGCGCTCCAATCGGTTGTACTTAACGCTCCTCTATTAGTAGCTGATGCTGTAGGTAAATTAAACGTGTGTGTATCAGTAGCAGATGATATATTGAAATCTGTACCTGATGTTCCAACTGTAAAATATTGTACTTGAGAAGTTAATCCATTTAATGCGGTTAAACCTGTTGTAAATGTTGTAAGCACCTCACAAAGATTTCCATTCTCTGTATGCAAAGTTATAGTTCTTCCTCCTGTAATTACATAAATACGAATTGCTAATCTATCCGTAATAAGTAATGAAGTTTGTGGCATAGGAATTGAAGTAAAGTATTGGTCAACAGTTGTGCCATTTGTAATACCTTCAGGATTTGATACTCCACTTGCAACAAGTGTAAAAACATTTGTAGCACTAACTTTATAGATTTCTCCATAAAATTGTGGGCTACCTCCTGATGAACTTGATTGAAAATAAAATTCTAAATTCCAATTACCACCCGGTATATTTAAAAATGAAGGGTCTCCTGCGTCAGTTATGAATGATGCAATATATCCATTTCCTGCACCATTTGTTCTTGTAAAGTTAGTACCTGCTCCAAGTATTGGTGTTTTACTCATTTGATAATAAGTAGCCCCTCCAAATGTGCCTTGAGAAACACTACCATTAAGGTAATAATTAACCGATGCGCCTCCTCCTGTTGAATTTGGAAAATTGGCTAATGTTCCATCGCCTCTAACATATTGCGAAACCGTTCCTGCCCCTGTAACTGCTATTGTACCACTTGAAGTAATAGGACTATTTGTTACAGTAAATGCGGAAGGCATAGTTAATCCTACTGAAGTAACTCCTGATGAACTTCCATTTAATATTCCTCCTGATAAAGTTAATCCTGTACCAATAGTTATTTCTTCCATTACACCTGTACCTGCAGTGCTTCTACCAATAAGTTTATTAGTATGCATTAATGTAGATATAACCGGCGTTGTTCCGCCTGTTGATGTTATCTGTCCTGTTGCCGTAACAGAAGTTACCGTCCCTACACTCCAAGATCTATCCGCGGTTAAATCGTAAGCAGTTCCGTTTATAGTAAGTGTTCTACTTGTTGGCACTCCGCCTAAACCCGATAAAGTATATGTTGGTACATTTAATACTCCCGCTATTAAAGTTGATGAACCTGAAGAGCCTGTTGTAGTTAAAGTAATTGCAGCAGGTATATTACTTATTAAAGCAATGGTTCCTGAAGCATCGGGAAATTGAATAATATTATTACTTGAAGGAGTTATAAACCCAACCTCTGTAAATTCAGATGGGGTTGATGTTTGATAACGAATCCCTGACCATCCAAATATTACATAATTCCCACTTCCTGTATTGGTAAACACAGCACTTCCGTTTTCATAAGATGTAGAAAATATCCCATTATCGGGATAAACAATAGAAATATCACTATAAACTGTATTACCAACCAACAACACATCATTCAATCCCGGAGTTAAAGATGTAGGAATATTAGACCATACAATACCTGATGTGGACTTTGTTAATACTTGACCTGTTGTTCCAATACTTGTAGTATAGTCTTGAATATTCCCCGGTATAATTCTTGTCGAAGTAATATTACCCGTAAGGTTTATATTTTGAGTTGCAGTATTACCCGCATTAAGTACAGCTTGAAGATTATCTACAGGTAAATTTACCCAATTAATACCCGTTGTAGCTTTACTTAAAAATTGAAAATTAGTACCTTGACTTCCAAGTATATCCTCAATATTAGTAGGTTTAATTAATGTAACATCAATTGTACCTGTAATAAACATATTCTGAGTAGCAATATTTCCTGCATTTAATACAGCTTGTAGTGTAGCAGCAGGAAAATTAGCTGAGAATAATTGCAATAACTCTCCTAACGAAAAGTTCTTCGTAGCAAGTGGAGTAGCTGTTGGTTGAGGTCTCGGTGCTTCCGTTCCTATCAACCTATCGCTTAATTGCAATGGCGTATCCGCCAAACTATAGGTAGATATTTTTGACATTATATTATTTTTTTATTAAACAACAATCCTAACTTCTCCTGTTGCTGTTTTATATAATGTTCCAACAGCTAACCCTCCCGATATTGCAGCAGAGTTATTAGCAAATGTTTGAAATGTACTTCCTAATAAAGCAAGTATATCCGCTACCTCAAAGTTTTTAGTATTATCAGCATCACTTGTATCTGTACCAATAAGAAAATCACTTAGAGAAGGTGGGTTTGGTTGAGGATATGTACTTATTTTAGCCACAATCTATTAATTTAAAGTTAATAAATATAAAATCTTGTCTATTAAAGAAAGCATTTCATCCATAATATTTTGCAACTCTGATGGATAATTATTTCTTTCTGAATCAATAGTTGAACGCAATTCTTTTAAATGAGATACAGCATCTGTATTTTTAGACTCGGGAATTACAATCTCAACTCTTTTGTTTCTACCAAAATATGCTTCAGTAAACTTGTCTGTTAAGTCAAGTATTCCATCATAATAAGCATTTAATGCTTTGTGTTCTGCAAACGATGTTGTTTGAAGGTGTGCGATGTGCATTGCATCTCTTGATTGGAACAATGTTCCGATAAATTTTCCCGGTGTCATATTACTCTTGTTTTCTTGTTATCTCTCCTGTTTGGATATTGATAACAGCATCAGCACCATACTTTTCAATTAATTCTTTTTCCTGTGCAGAAAATTCTGTTTTCAATAATTCAATGTGACGCAAAATTTGATTCTTCTGTAACTCAACATCTCCAATAGCCATCTTAGCTTTATTGAACTCTGAGTTTAATTCATTAATCTTAGCAAGCTCTTCTTGAGTTACTGTTTGAATTGCATCCTGTGTAAATTTGTTCTTGTTTTCCATTTTGATTATATTTAATTGTTATGCTACAAATATATGAATTTTATTTATTATTTATTTTAGAAAATATTATATTCAAGAATAAATCCATATCCTGATGGATTATTTGGTTGTAAAATATATTGTCCTCCAATATTAAATTTAGGAAACTCTAATAACAAAGTTCCATATAAGTATGGATTAACTAATGTAGCACTTACAGTTTGAACTCCTAAATATCCGTGAATTTCGGGTTTTTTCCACCAACCAAGAGCTTTGTCTTGGATTTTAATTATTTGGTCTTTCTTCCCTGAGATACTATCTTTTATTTTGATAATACTAATAAGCTCATTATTTTGCCCTTGTAAGTTCTTAATTTCTTCGTCTTTAAGAAACAATCGCTTTTCGCATATATCTCCTCTTACGAGGTCTTTGACAACTTCTCTGCCTACTTTTTCATTCAATACTATCTTTTTGATTGTATCGGTCTGTGAAATACTTTTGAAGCTCACTAACAGACATAGTATCAATAACCTTAATTGTATCACGTTGTATTTGTATTAATATTTTTTCTTTTTTGATTATAGTACTTTCATTAATTTTTAAACTGTCAAGTTTATACCAATGTAATAGTTCTTTCTGCTCTAATAATTGAATATCTTTTTCAAGTTTTTGCTTTTCATTTTTTAATTCATTATTTTCATTTATTCCATACAGTAAAAACAAAATAAATAATACAATCAAAAAACTACCTAACCATTGTTGCTTTATAAAATTACTTATACGGAACATAACTTGTTTTTCCATTAACCTTTAATGCTTTAAGTATTTGCTTTCTTTGCTTACCTGTTGATTCGTAAGAAACGTGAACCCAATCAGGATTCTTATCGGTTCCAAATTCCCAAATAAGTTGGTCAAAACTTAGATTATCTTTTATATAGTTAAATATTTGTGCATTAGTAATAGAAGTTCCATCCATATCAATATCAATAGCTTCTCCTGAACAATGCTGACTTGATAGACTTCCTTTTATAGCCGTATTTAAAGCCTTACTTCTGTACCCTGACGATATGTGAATAGGAACCTTAAAGTGCTCTCTAATTGGTTCAAATACTTTTTCTGCAAGTAACTTAAAGTTATTTAAGTGTTCTTCAGTTGGCATATTACTAATACCATTTCTTTTTGCTGTTTCGCTTCTTGTTATTTCAGCAAGTGATAAGTGTTTACTTAACTGCATCTTTTTCTTTTTTAGTACCAAAATAATAACTAAATATCATTAAGGTAAGGGTTTTTATTAAATCAAATAATTGGTCGTTCTGATGGTCTGACAATAAAGGAACACCAAAAGCTATTACTTTATCTACTACAAATACACCAACTAAAGCTGTAAATACTAACAGTATAAATCTAACTAAGATTTCTTGTGTGTTGTCTGAAAATATTCTGTTTACATAATAGATAGCACCCACTATGAATGACATTGCCATTATCACAGCAGATATTGTTATATATACATTAGTTGTACTAAACATAAATTATGTAATATCGTTAATATCGTCTTTAACTTCTTTCGCTCTAAGGAATGCTTTTTTAAGCAAATCCCAAATTTTTATTTTATAAGCCTCTTCTATGTTCTCTTTTATAGATACTAACTCTATAAAAATTAATAGTATGGCAGATATTTTAGTGAACATAAAGTCTATACCTAACCACTTAAATATAAACTCGTTTAATATGAATTTATCAATTACGAATAATAATAAAACGCATATTTCATACAATAGCATTTTTGACACAATCTGAGATAATCTTTTACTTCTAACACTCTTCCACCCATTCAGTTTTACGCTTTTAAATATTCCCGTGAAAGTATCAAGAATAATAGCAGTACCTACCGCAACAAGTATCCCATAAATGGGAACAAATAGAAGTATCAATGACGAAAATATATAGTTAATGTATTTCATTATCTTCCCTGTCCTCTGTACGCTTTCACGTAGTTCTTACTCGTTTTTAATGTACTTGTTTTAGTCTTAGCAGCCACTCCCGACTTCTTTGGCTTAGCTTGATAAGCAGACTCTTGTTGTTTTACTTTTGCCATCTCTTACCAAACTGCGTATATTGCCCCCTCAATATTTGTACCTGATTCCCAAACTTTTTTCACTTGAATTGGAAAAAATGGTCTAATAACTTTACCAACTGACATATCATCTCCACCTATAGTTGTTACGTGCAGGTCTCCTGTATTTTGCTCTCCTCCAAAATATAAATAAGCTCCTGTATTCCCTAATCCTGTTTGAGGACCTTCTTGATATATATAATAGGTATTACCTGTACCTCCATTAAATATATCAGCGTTCAACAATAAATTAAATTTGTCTATAACCTCTAAAATAGTAGCAGCTAAACCTGTGTCGTAACAATAAACAACATCTCCTACATTTACATTATACTGTAGCCCATTTGAATTATTTGCGATAAAAGTTACACTATTATCAGTTAAGACATTAGGATTCAATATATCGTAAGATGTGTTTGCACCTGATATTAATAAATTTGGAGATGGAACATTGCAATTATCTGATGGTATAACTTTTAGTGCTCTTGAAAATGTTGTTTTGAATACTGACATAATTTCTATTTTTTATAAAATGTTTTATTAATTAATAAATTAGGATTGTTTAAATCTTCCTTTCTTTTGTTACAACCACATCCTTTTCCTGTGGCTTTTGATACTGTTTCAACAACTTTTTTAATTCCTGTTGCTGTAGTTATCTTTTCGATTGTGTCTCCTAAACCTTTTGATTTCATTTTGTAAAGATATTAAAAATTTTTGACTGAATTTGTTATTGGATTATATTTAAAACTCTCAGCAGAACGACCTGTTCGCTTAGAGGCTCTATCTTTTGCTCTCTCTTCAGCAGTCATAGCATTTCTCTTTATACCTTCTTTAGTATATGTCTTGCCATCTGCTTTTAAATGACCTCTCTTTTGCAATATTTCTACCGCCAACTTCTTATCTCCTACTTGAGCTGTAAGTCTTTCTAATAACTTACCTCTACCCATAAACTTCTGAGTTGCCATATTAAACCTTGCTTACACGATTACCCATACCAACTCTTGACTTCTCCGCTTTCTTAGCAAACAATTTAGACTTGCTAATCTCAGAAATTGTCTTTGGTGTCTTTGAAGACACTTTTACTTTTGGTCTGCAATACTCATTCTTTCCTCCTGCACCACACGCTTTTCCTGTACGAGTATCAGTCCATTTCTCT